TAGGAATGCATTCACAGGGAAAATGGTTAAGTATTCTTACCTGTTAGAATCCCTAAACTATACATTAATAGTCATGATAGTTTCTCCATCTAGAGTCTACACAAATATGTCACTAGATCAAGACATTGTGAATGCCCTATGTTATAGAATGAGAATAGGGCTAGCTTTAGAATCTGTGATAAAAGAGATCATTGGTACTGATATTTTTTCAGATGATAACACAGCCGATGAAGCTATTGTAAGAGATGTTTTTAGGAAAATGACACCTAAGGTTGATTCAACTCCTGATTTTGATCTAGACATAATTTACTCAATGGAACAGAAACCTACCCTTCTAGATTATAGTCATGTAGGAGATGTATTAAAAAGTTGTCTTGAAAAGTCAACTATTCCTTCTTCAGAATCAAAAATTACATTAAACAGTTATTTTTCCAAGTTTGATAATAACTCTCGTTGTACAGATAAAAGAGTATGTAACATACCTATGATAGCACCAATAGATGGATTTGTTAAATTTACTGATATTGCTCTTGACCCAGAGAAAGCTACTGATATGCCAAAATATCTTAAAAAAATATGGTTTGCTGCAAAAGAAGTCAAACCTACTACATTTTCAGAGGATGATCAGTTTAGAGAAGCTATGGGTGAGAAAGATTATGAACGTCATAGAGTGCAAAAAGGGGCAGCTTTTAGAGTGACTGACTTAACAGAAGATGACAAGTTGGAAGCAGCAAAATCAGGATTGTGGGCAAAAATGTTGAAAACTTCCCCAGAGTTAACATCCAAAGAGATTGAAGACAGAAAGTCATTTCATCCCACATTAACAGATACTAAAGACATCAAAGAATTCATAAATAGAACTCTTTTAAATACAAGGAGAAAACCTGCCATTCCTGCAGAAGCACTTAAATTAATGAGATTTGGTAAATCAATTTGGAGTAAGAAAACATCACTAAGCTTGACTATAGTGGAGAAAATAGCTTCCACAGAGTGTGTATGGTTTTGTCAGTTAATTAGTAATCTAATGACTGAGATCTGTTACTCTTATAAATATTGGATCAAACGTTCAGATTTCTACCACAAAACATCAAATGGAGTACATTTACTCATAAGATGTACTGGTGATCATGTCTTTGTAGCCTATGCATATCCTAAAGCCCATTTCACATCTATAGAGATGGGGAAAATAGGACCCACAATATGGGAATCAGATAAATTCTATTTTAGTGATTTTTGCTCATACAATGAACCTACTATAGAACATTTTGTAAAAGCAGGCCCATATATAGCTGCAGTAGTTTGTCATATGCTCTCTCATCTTGAGATGTCTTTAGATAATCTTAACCTTACAGACTTGGTATTAGGTCAACATGTCAATAATATACTATTATTATACTTGTGTAACAAAACCGACTGTGAAGAACTCATTACAAACCAACGTTATCTAACAATGAGTATTTTTGAAGAGTTGGATCCTAATCCTTATAGATTCTGTGAAAGACTACCAGAAGTTATAAGATCTAGGTTAACTTGCTACTACATAAAGAAATGTATAGATCATATGAATCACTACTCAGATAATATTATTCATAAAATACCAAACAAAGAAAATCTTGAGTATGATGTAAAATACACTGGTATACTAAGTTTATTCGGAGATTATGAACCTAGTCTAAAACAGAAAGTCAATGAGTTTTACTTTGGTTATGTTGTTAGTAAAGAAAGAGGCAGAGGATCTGATAGAAATTTTAAGATAATGAAAAAAATAGTAGCTGAAGAATATAGATATAGAGATACCATAATTTCAACATTTGAGAAAACATTAGATCCAAAGATACATGTTTCTAATCCAATAGTAATCAAAGTTTTTGTACACATTTTCAAAGATATTATTAAGTCTTATATTGGAAAAGACTATGAAACTGTAATTAAAAATGAGATTATTAAATCAATGGCATACACTTCTTTTGATGATTTAGCAACTCTAAAAGTATCATCTAGAACTTATGAAAAAACTGTTATTGTACCAAAAGTAGAAGACAATATGAGTACTAGTGAAGTAAGAAAACTGTATGAAACAGCTAATCCAAATGAAAAAGGAAAAAGACCCCGGGTCATGGAAGCCCTTAGCAAATTAGTGGTAGAATGTGAATTAAAGACTGGGAAATCTGTCAGACATCCAATTGAATTATTGCCTTACTGTGTTGACTGTATAAGTTTAAAAGGTTATTGGGATAGTGATATTTTCCCAAAAGCTCAACACGGAGGAGATAGAGAAATTCATGTCTTAGAAGTGAAGATGAGGATTATTCAATATTTTACTGAATGTATGGCAAAAACCTTGTGCAGACTATGTCCTTCAGACACACTCACTCATCCATATGAGAAAGAATCATTTGTTAGAAAACATTATTCAACCGCACAAAATTACTTAGGAGACAAGTTTTTCACAATGGGAAAGTCTGCTGATGCTACAAAATGGTGCCAAAGGAATGATAGTTCAAAATTTGCAGCTGTTGTCACTCCATTATTGCCTCATGAATTTAAGGATTTTTTTATTTTTGTAATGGCTATGTGGAAACATAAAAGAATCAGTTTCCCAATACAATTTGCTGCTAATTTCCAATCAAATAAGAAAACAACTTCTAATGAGACATATAATAGAATGAAGTTGGAATTTTTTAATGGTAATGGAATTTTTAATCAACAACAGTCAAACAAAATGACTATCAAATCAGGAATGATGCAAGGAATTCTTCACTATGTAAGTTCTTTAACTCACACTGTCATCCAAGAAGTTATGAAAAAACTGCAAAAAGATTATCTCAAAAGAAGAAATGTAGAATCATATATAACTGTGGTTCAAGGTAGTGATGATTCAGCAGAAGTTTTGAGCATAAAAGGAGAACCAACAAAACCTAAAGTCAGATTGGCTAATACTATGTTACATTGGAAAGAACAGGTTTCTAGATTCTTTTCCATTTACACTAGTAGAGCTAAATCTTCCATTGGTACTTTTGACCTAGTAGAGTATAACTCAGAATGGATGGTGAGATCAAATGTTGTGAAACCAACCTTTAGATGGGTTTCTGCATGTATGGAAACTACTATAACTGAAAGATTTATAGATAGAATTAGAATTAATTACAATGTTTCATCACAAGTCTTAGAAGGTGGTGGGAAAGTCTTAGAAGTTGCCACTATACAATTGTGTCAAGCTTGGATGCATTATCTGTTACTAGGATTTCACACCTCTGATTTAGCACATATTGCTAGTGCAGAATTGATTGAGTGTTTAGATCCTGCTTTAGGATTTTACCCTCTAGATTCTGATTATTGTGCTGGGATAACTGGAGTTGAATTTCAGCTCTTTAAATTGTTCAAGAGTACAAATTTTGGAAAAGGTATGTCTTTTGCAAACATTCATGATCCCAGTGTTTACACTATAGAGGATGAGTCACCAGATATGAGTGTTAGTAAATCACTAAGATCTGTTAGAGTAAAATTTTCTGACATGAAATTATGGAGAAACCAGATGAGACAAATGAATGTGCCTGAACTGGAAGAAATTCTTAAAAAAGTTGATGAGAACCCCTACTTAATTTATGTTAGACATAAATCATGGAATGAATCAAAATACTCAATTTTCCTTAAAATGTTTCAGCCAGGAGTAAAAGAGTCTTTGAGTAGACATTCTGCTACTGCAAGAATAATGTCTGCTTCAGCTTACATATTAAGCAGACCTTGTGTGAGTTTTTTTACTCCTACTGGTTCTATAACTGTCAGCTTGCTATATGCAATGTTCTACCATAAAGTTATAAAACAAAGTCAGCAGAAGTTGAATCCAGAAGAGGTGTTTACACATGCTTCTGAGTATAGTGAAGTTCTATCATATATAGATGATTTAGAAGAGAAATCAACTTTAATAATGGCTAAATTTAGAACCAGAACAAAACAAAAAATTGCTGTTTTTGAAAGGGCAATAGATGATGTCCCTTTGATTGAATTATGCAAGAAAAAATGGTTTGGAATAGGGAAACTACCTTTATCTAAGAGACAGTTCGAATCTTTTTGGCAAGAAGCAAAGATCAAGTACCCGTTTATAAAAGACTCCAGACATGAGACAAAACTAATCTTAAATATGCATGACTTAGAACTCAAAAATTTCTTGGAGGGAATAACAAGTAAACCAAGGAATATTGTCTTGTTAGACACAAGCGCTAAATCAGCATCTCTATTTAGTTCAATGACTAGAATTTTTTGGAATGGCATCAAAATT